ACGGGAGGTGAATATGCCGGAACCTTTGAGATTGCCAATCACCTTTCTCAGTCTGAGAATATGGTTTACCTGAGACGTGGATACGACATCGAAGAGCTGTTTGACTTCTATTTCACCCCACGCCCCACGGTAATCTACACGATGAATACCTCTGAGTTGGAGCTTCATAAATGGAACTCGTTGAAGTCCAAGTTGCCGAAGGGTAACATCACTGATGTCTTCATTGAGGGCACAGTGGGCTTCGAATATCACGAGTTCGTTGAGAAGTTCCGGAGTGAGAATGCGGATATGACGCTTCACCTTGGAAGAGTTTGCACACCAGCAGCCGCGCTTTATATTGCACCGTTGGCGGACTTCGTTGTCGTTGGACAGCCGGAGAACGCTTTGGGTGTTGGCTATCCGGAGATGACATCAATCTTTGATTGTGTTCAGATTCTGGGTCAATATGATGCTGAGGTGATTGTGTGGGGAGCGAAGGGTATTCCTGAGATCATGAAGAGTTTGTTGGCTGGTGCGTGTCGTGTCGTGTCAACTGAGATCTTCGAGCCGCACCCAGAATGTTTCGGTGAGGTTGGTGTTGAGGATGGAACGATGTTTATTAAGCTAGGCAAAAATAAAATCGAGGTCTCCGGCACTATAACAAATACAGTAAAACAAGTTGTTGAAGAAATGACGAATGTGTATGAAGCTGTTGGGGTTTGCAATCTGAGCGACTTTCAACGATTAACTAAACTGATAAGAGTATAAAATGAAATTAACAAATAACGTAGTTTCCATCCTGAAGAACTTCTCCGGGATCAATCAATCAATCGTCGTGAAAGCAGGTTCAAACCTTCAGACGATCTCCAACATGAAAGACGTTTTCGCGAAAGTGGAAATCGAAGAGAAGTTCCCAGCGGACTTCGCGATCTATGACCTTGGTGAGTTCCTTGGTGTGGTGAATCTGTTCGAAGACCCAAACTTGGAGTTCGGTAAGAAGTCTGTCGTGATCTCGGAAGGAAGTGCCCGTCAGGAATACTTCTATGCTGAGCCGTCAAACGTGACTCAGCCACCTGAGAATGGCGTGACATTGCCTTCCGTTGAAGTGAAAGCTCGTCTTTCTCGTCAGCAACTGGGTCAGCTTTTAAAGGCTGCGTCAACGAACGGCTCCACTGACTTGACGTTCAAGAATGGTGACGTGAAAGTCCATGATCGTTCCATTCCAAACTCAAACAGCTTCACGATTGAAGGTGTTGCTGATCATGAGGAAGACTATTCCTTGTCAATCCGTGTTGAATCATTGCGCTTGATCGCCGATGACTATGACATCGAGATCTGTGCGAAGGGTCTGGCCCGACTTGCTGGTGCGAGTGGCGTTGAATACTTCGTGGCTCTTCAGCCTGACGGAACATATGGCTCATGAGTCTAGCCCCTGAGGACAGGGAAATACTGGAAGACATGATTTTTGATGCACAAGTGTCTGCTGAGAAATACCTTGAAACCAAAAAGAACATCCACGAGCGTCTTCTTGAAATGAGTCTTAATGACTCAATGGGCTTCCTTCGGGAAGTCCGGGAAGACCTCCACGATGACCCAATGACCCCCATGTATAAACTTCACATGCTGGTCCCACTACAAACTATGAAACTAATTGAAATTAAGCGAGCCAAATAATGAATACTGATGAAATGAAGACAATCCGCAACTGCCTTGACGAAGTGATGGATTCAATGACACGTGTCGCTGCTGAACGTGATCTACAGAAAGAAATCACCTCACGAATCAAAGATGAGACCACCGTCGCCCCACGCGTCTTCCGAAAAATGGCCAAGACTGCCTTCGCTGCGAGCTTCTCTCAGGAGCAAGAGCTGTTCGAAGAGTTCGAGACCTTATATCAGGAAATCGTTGCGAGTGCTGGTGAATAAGAAGGACAGACTCTACATGCAAATCGCCGAACTCGTGAGTGAGCAATCATACGCGGTTCGTGCGAGGGTCGGTGCTGTCCTCGTGAGAGACGACAACATCCTTGCATATGGATACAATGGAACCCCGACTGGTCTTGACAACTGCTGTGAAGACGTGACCCAGTCGGGGGAACTTGTTACTAAAGCGGAGGTTCTCCATGCTGAGTCAAACGTCTATTCGAAGGTCTCACGATCAACTCAGAGTTCTGAGGGATCAACTCTTTACGTGACATTGTCCCCATGCTTGTCATGTTCCAAGATCATATCACAGAGCGGCACTCGTCGTGTGGTGTTCAGAACGAAATATCGCGAAACGAGCGGTATTGATCTCCTTGAAAAGATGGGCATTGAAGTCCTCCACATCCAATAAAAAACCCACCCAAACCACTATAACAGTTACACACAATAAACAACGGGAAACAAATAATGAGCAAAGAAGAATTCCTCTGGGTAGAAAAATATAGACCAGCCTCGATCGATGATTGCATTCTACCGAGTAACACGAAGAAGGTGTTTAAGACTCTCCGCGACAAAGGCGAGATCATCAATCTTCTGTTGTGTGGAACTGCTGGAACGGGTAAGACCACAATAGCTCGTGCTCTGTGTAATGACTTGGGTTGCGATTACATCGTGATCAACGGCTCGGAAACTCGTGGCATCGATATGGTGAGAAACCAAGTTGCAACGTTCGCGGGAACCATGTCCACCAACGGAAAAACCAAGGTGATCATCCTTGACGAAGCTGACTACATCACACCAGAAGCTCAGGCGGCTCTGCGTAACCTGATGGAGACATTCAGTAAGAACTGTCGTTTTATCATGACGTGCAACTTCAAACACAAGATCATTGAGCCATTGCACAGTCGCTGCTCGGTCATTGATTTCTCCATTGAGAAGAAAGACTTGCCTGGACTTCAAGTGGCGTTCGCGAAACGTGTCATTGGAATCCTTGAGAAGGAAAATGTTGAGTTCACGAATGGAGCAGTCCTTGAGGTGATCAAAACTCACTTCCCTGACAACCGCCGAATACTGAACGAACTTCAACGTTATTCAAACTTGGGTGAGAAGATCGACTCAGGAATATTGAAGTCAATCGACAGCTCAAAGGTGAAGAACCTTGTCGCAATGATGAAGACTGGAAAGTTCGCTGATTGTCGTCAGTTCATCGCTGACAACCCCAACCCTGATCAACTGTTCTCTGAAATCTACAAGGATATGTCTGAGTTGGTTGATGGTCAAAGCATCCCGACATTGGTTCTGATTTTGGCTGAGTATCAGCATCGTTCTGCGTTCGTGAGTTCACAGGAAATCAATCTGGCCGCGTTCGTTGTTGAGACCATGAAATCGGTGAAATGGAAATGATGTTGGACCTCTTTGGTGATGTGGTTGTGCTTGAAGACGAGATCGTTGACGTCAAAATCAAGAAACCAACCCCATTCACCTTCGTCGACAACATCGCGAAAAAGAAATACCCTGAGAGTCTTTATGGGTATTCCCCATTCATCGTGAACCTTGCACTGAGCCAGAATCAATCCGCTTTGATCTTCGCGAACGAAATGAACAAATATCACGCCTTGGGCGATCAGGAGCAGTTCGATTTTTTGTTCCATGCTCTCCCGAAGAAAAACCTTTATGCGAAATGGGCGAAGAAAACCAAGACTGCTGCTCTTGAAGACATCTGTGAATACTATGGGGTCTCAAAAACTGTTGGGATGTCATACGCTGGTGTCTTGTTGGATGATCAGATCGCGAAAATAAAGGAGTGGAACCGGAGCAGTAAGGGCGGTAAATCAATCAAGTGACCTTTTAATCACATTCTTTTAAACTAAATAGGATGTGACTTTCAAGGAAAATAAAAATAATGATTGAGCAACTATTGGAGATCGGTTTAGCGGAAAGAGATGACTTTCTCAAGATCATCGAAACCTTAACCCGAATCGGTATTACAACAAAAGACGGCAAACTTGTTCAAACCTGCCACATACTACACAAGCGTGGGAAATATTACATTTGCCATTTCAAAGAGCTTTTCTTGCTTGACGGCGTGAAGAAATCAGAGTTCACTGAGGAAGATATTCAGAGGAGAAACGCAATCGCGGGTCTTTTATCTGAGTGGGGTCTCTGCACGATCATACACCCTGAGAAGGCACAACCTGCCTCACTTTCCAGGATTAAGGTGGTTTCATTCTCAAACAAGGAAAACTTTATCCTCAAACAAAATTATACAATTGGTCAACGCCAAAAATAAATTTGTCCTGCGAATCACTATAACATCATTATGACTAAATTAGATTTTTACACAAACATCATGCAACGGGGGAACTTCCTGTATGTCCGAGGAATACTGGACGGAAAGGAAGTTCGTGATCGCATTCAATACTCACCGACACTTTATATTGATCATGTGAAGGATTACGGATTCAAGACGATTTACGGTAACAACATCAAACCTGTGGAGTTCGATACTATCGACGACATGAGGGACTTTGTCAAGCAACACAAAGGCTCAAATCTCGGCGTGTATGGCTTTCCATATCTCAACTATCAATACGCCTTGGATAACTACTCAGATTCAATCAATACTTGGAATCGAGATCATATCCGTCAGTTCAACATCGACATTGAAGTAATGTCAAATGAGGGATTCCCGGAGCCAGGAGCAGCCGCATTCCCAATCACCGCAATCTGTATTCATGATTCTGTTGCCGACAAGTTCGTCACGTTTGGTGATGGCGCGTGGTCTCCCGAAAAATCAGAACTCGCTGGTGACCTTCTGAGTAAGGTTCGATATGTCCAATGCAAAGACGAGTTTGACCTGATCAAGAAGTTCACTCAGTATTGGACAACGTTCATGCCGAATGTCGTGACTGGTTGGAACATTGACACGTTCGATATTCCATACATTGTCAACCGAATGAACAGAATAGGTCTTGACGCGAATAAGCTTTCTCCTTGGGGAAAGGTTCGTGAGAAGATGATTCGGAATAACTTCGGCGAGCAACAGACGTATATCATTCAGGGCATTGACCAACTTGACTACCTTCCTCTTTATAAGAAGAATAAAGTCCTTGAGTCATATCGCCTTGACTTCGTTGGCAACGTTGAGTTGGGTGAGAAAAAGCTTGACTATTCTGAATCATCAAGTCTTCATGATCTCTACTTCAACAACTATCAGAAGTATATCGACTACAACATTCAAGACGTAAATCTGGTCAAACGACTGGATGAGAAGCTTGGGTTGATCGTGGCTCAGATCATGATTGCATATGAGGCGTGTATGAACTTCGCTGACGTAATCTCCCCTGTTCGGACGTGGGATTGTCTGATCAATAAGGAGATGTCAAAGGAAAACCGCAAGCCTCCATATAGCATAACTGATCAGAGTCAGGGTGAGTCCATTCCAGGTGGTTTCGTGAAAGAACCCAAACTCGGAAAGAATGGTTGGTTGATGTCATTTGACTTGGCGTCTCTGTATCCTCACTTGATCATGCAGTTCAACATCAGCCCCGAAACGTTGATGGATGGCTGGCAACTCTGGCCAATGGACACGAAAGAGGAACGTGTTCAGAAGATGCTCCGGAAAGAGGAAATGCCCGAAGTTCCATTGGATCACTCAATCAGTGCTGCTGGCTATGCCTTCGATAATGAGTCTGAGGGAATCATTCCTCGGTTGATGGGTCGAATGTATAACGAACGAAAGGTCTTTAAGAAGACGATGCTCGAGAAGCAACGCAATGGTGAAGACTCATCAATGGAAGAGCTTCGTCAATACATATTGAAGATCATGCTCAACTCGGGCTATGGGGCTTTCATCAACAGGTACTTCCGTTGGTATGATCAACGTCTTGGTGAGTCAATCACGTTGTCAGGTCAGATGTTGATTCAGGTGGCCGAGCGTGAGATCAACTTGTGGATGAATAAGGTCTTGAAGACCGACAAAGTTGACTACATTATCGCCATCGATACTGACTCAAACTACGTTAACGTTCAGCCTCTCGTTGATAAATACTTCTCCAATAAAGAGCATTCAGAAATCATTGACTGTCTTGACAAGATCGGCGAAGAGCAGATCTCCAAGGTTCTGGAAAATGGCTTTGAAGAGGCCAAGGAATACACGAATGCCTTCGCTCAGAAGATGCTGATGGAACGTGAGGCGATAGCTTCAAGTGCGTTCTGGACTGCAAAGAAGCGATATGCAATGTGCGTTTGGGATATGGAAGGTGTTCGAATGCCAGCCGACAAGCCGAAGTTGAAGATCCAAGGTCTTGAGGCCATCAGGTCATCAACCCCTGAATCTTGTCGCGAAGCACTGTTGGAAATGATCAACAAGACGCTTCTCGGGACGGAGGAGGAAGTTCAGGCATACATTGCTGATTTCCGGAAGGAGTTCAATAGCCTCTCATATGAGAAGATTGCCTTCCCTCGGACGATGAATAATATCAAGAAGTTCACCACTGACAATGGCTTTGTCAAGGGCACACCAATCCACGTGAGAGGCGCGGTTGCATTCAATCGGTTGTTGGACAAGAATGAGTTGGCTCCGAAGTGGGAAAAGCTCAAAGATGGCGAGAAAGGTAAATATCTATATCTTCTTGAGCCAAATAACATCGGAACGAACGTCTTGTCATTCAGTCAGGCGGTTCCGGAAGAGTTCGCGTTCGAGAAATACGTAGACTACAAAAAAATGTTTGAGAAAGCAATCGTTGACCC